GAGAACGCGTTTCGGTCGAGGGTGCTGTGACAGACCAGGAGCCCGGCGAGATGGACTGGGACGCGCCGCCGGCCCCATGCGGCGAGTTCTACATCAAGCACCGGACGGCCCAGGAGCGGTCTGGCTCCGGCGTTCTGCCCGATCCGCTTCCCTGGAACTACGTCGGCCCGTTCGCGACGTTCGACGCCGCGTCGGCACGCTGGCGCGAGATCGCGGTGAACTGGCAAGAGGGCGGAGTCGTCAAGAAGTGCGCGGAGTGCGGTCAGGATCGCGCTCCGTGATCCACGCCGCCGCCGTGGAGCGTCATCGCCGCGAGCGGTTGGCTCGTGGCCTATCCTTCACGTCGCACCACTTCGCAGAGCAGCGCGAGTTCTACCGCCCGCGCAAGAAGTCCCTGCGCGCCACGCTGTGCTCGCGACGTGCCGGCAAGACGCGCGGCGGCAACGAATCCGATCTCGAGAACGCGGCGAAAACCCAGGACGGCCGCTACCTCTACATCAACGAGACCCGGGCCGAGGCAAAACGCCTGGCGTGGTATGGCGCGCGCGGCGACGGAATGATGGCGATGGCCCGCGATCGCGGGCTCGACGTCCGTATCAACGAAGCCGAGTTGACGATCCATTTCCCGGCGATCAATTCGTGGATCTACCTCATCGGCGTCGACGACGAGGCGGCGATCCGCAAGGCGCTCGGCATGCCGTGGCATCGCGTCCGTTGGGACGAGGCGCAGCGCATCCCGCCGAAGTTCAACACGACGATTCTCGAGACGCTCCTGCCCGCGCTGCTCGACTACGGCGGCGAGTTCCTGATGACCGGGACGCCCGAGCGGAAGATGTCGGGGCTGTTCTACGACGTCACGCGGACCGATCGCGACGAGAAGAAGTGGAAGGCGTGGCATGTCTCGCGCTGGACGCTGCTCGCCAACCCATATTGGGGTCGCGAGAAGCTCGTCGATGGTCAGTGGTTCGTGGTCTGGGGCGCGCAAGACGAGATCGTCAGCGGTCCGCATGCGCCGGCGGACATGCCGAAGGCGATCCATGACGCGCGATTCCTGACCGGAGTGCTCGGGCTACAGGAGCTGCTCGGTGGACCAGAGTCGGCCGGGCTTGATAGCCCGCTGATGCGCCGCCAGGCGTTTGGCGAATGGGTCCGAGAGGATTCGAACTTCGTCTATGCGGTCAACAAGGTCGCTGATCTCTGCTACGCGCCGCACCGCATGCGCGCGGATGGTTTTGTGGACGTCGAACAGGCGCTCCGGGACCTGCCTTACGACTGGCAGGATGGAGTCTTCGCGTTGGGCGTGGACCTCGGGTACAACGATCCTTTTGCGATGACGCTGTGGTCCTGGCACCCGCACAACCCGTGTCTCTACGAGGTCTGCGCATGGAAGAAGTCCGAGCTCGACAGCGATGCGCAGAACGAGTGCATCAAGGCGATCCGCGCGCACGTCGCGGTCGGCATGATCGACGCGGACGCGGGGGGCATTGGCAAGCAGGTGGTCAAGGGCTGGTCCAAGGAGTGGGTCGACCGCTACCAGCTGCCGATCGTCGAGGCCGAGAAGCAACACAAGCAGACGGCGATTAACGTGTTCAATACCGACATCCTCGCCGGTCGCGTGAAGTTCCGCGAGAACGGCCCGTTGCTCGCCGAGATGCGCGAGTTGCAGTGGTCCACGGTCGTCGACGGTTCGGGCAAGCTGTTCGAGGATCCGACGCTGGCGAACGACATTTGCGACTCGGCGCTGTACGCGGCGCGGCGTAGTTATCACTTCCGGGGTCAGGCGCTCGAGGCTGCGCCGCCCGCCGGCTCCCCGGCCCGCTACGCCCGCGAGGCGGCCGAGCTCGAGGCCGAGATGGATGAGGATGATGATCTTTCGCGGTATCGGAGGCGAGCGTGAGCCCGAAGCAAATCAAAGACATGATGACCTGGCTGCACAAGCAGGGCATTCGCTACACGACCATCACCATCGGCGGCATGACGCTCGATGGCGTGGTGAACACGCGCGATGCCGGGAAGCCCGAGAAGATCGAGCCGCGGCAGTCGCTCTTTCAGCAGTATGCGGGGCCGTTGCTTACGCAGACTTCGAATCCCGTCGACGACGTGCCCGATGAGGCCAAAATTGACTAACAAACTCCAGCCTTGCGGCACACCTGCGGCATGGCTTCGCCATAAACGGGCAGGCGAAACTCCGTGCGCCGAATGCGTAGAGGCTCATCGAAAATACACGCGAGAAATGGCGGTCAGGCTCCGCGCCGCTAATCCTGATCTATTCCGCGAGGCTGACCGCCGCCATCGGGCGAAGGATATTGAAAAGAGTCGTGCCAAGGACCGCGCGCAGTGGCACAAGCTCGATTCCGTCGAGAAGTACGAGCGCCGTCGCAAGCGCAGCCTGATGGCATATGGACTTACAGTTGCTCAGCACGCCGCATTGCTCGAATCGCAGGGATGCCGTTGTGCCGTATGCGGCAATCCTGATCCCGGCGCCAAGGGATGGTGCATTGACCACGATCACGAGATCGGCAAGACTGCCGTTCGTGGTCTCGTGTGTCTCATTTGCAACGTGGTGCTCGGCATGATGGGCGATAGCCTTGCCGGCGTGCGTCGCTATGGGTGGACACTCGGCGTTAGCTATTTCGAAATCACCGTACCGCTGACTCAGCGAAGGCTGGCTGTGATTAGGAGCAGAGACGTTGAATCGGTCATGACGTCGGACCGGCAGGTGTGCTGATGCGCATCGACGATCTCCACCTGCTCCGAGTCTGTCCGCTCCATGAGCACCGTCGGATCAGTGCCGTCGACTTCCGCGCGAAGAACTGGCGCTGCTCCATGTACTCGGTCGGTGACGGAATGAACGGGCCGCAGATTCGGCATCAGGAATCAGAGTTATCGGAGGTCGTCGTCCATGGCCAAGCGTAAAGTCTACGATGTCGGTAAGAAGCGCCCGTCCAAGGGACGTGAACTCGAAGAGGTCAAACCCAAACGCGACAGGAAGATGCAGCGGGACGACAACCGCTATCTCAAATGGTGGACGGCGCCGACCGGCGGCGAGGCCAAGACGTCTCTTTGGCAATGGGTGGACCGTCAACGTGCCACATGGAGCGTGGATGCCATCGGGGATTTAGTCGCAGAGAGTATCTACAGCGACACGCCGATCGCCGCCGGCGGTCGTCTCGGGGCTGGTGGCCGCTTCATCGGCCTCCACGGCGGGATGAACCCGCTCAACAAGATCAAGTCTCTTGTCGACACCGGAACCGCGCGGCTCACGAAGGTCCGCTCGATGCCGGTGATCTCGGCCGACGACGCCGACTACACCGAAAAGAAGTTTGCGATCGAACAGTCCCGGGTGCTCCGCCGCAAGATGGGCAGCGGGGACATGGAGACGGTCGCGCCGGATGTGATCAAGAGCTTCATCATCCGCGGCACGACGTACGGCAAGGTCGAGCGCTGCTACGGGGACACCGAGTTCTGCCACGTGCCAGCCTATGAGGTCGTCTACGATCACCGCGAGGCGCTCTACGGCCCGGTGAGCCACCGCGCGCACGTTCGGCCGGAGAACCGCGACAAGCTCTTAGCGAAGTACCCGCTGGCGGCCGACGCGATCCGCGACGCGGCGCCGTTCAACCGGATCGATCCGTGGATGAGTTACACCTACGTCGGTCCGAACCTCGTGGATCTCGTCGAGGTCGCCGAGTCGTGGCATCCGCCGAGCGCACCGGGCGCCGACGACGGCCAGTGGATCCTCTGCACGCGCAACGCGACGATCGCCCGCGCGCCGTGGGGCTGCCCGGTCGATCCGCTCGTGGAGTGGTACTGGACGCCGCCGACGCGCGGCACCGGACGCGGGACGGGGCTCGTATACGAGCAGGCAGCGGCGCAGGCGTGGATCAACGACATCTTGCAGGACGCGCGCGAGGCGATCCACCAGGGGTCACAACTCAAGGTGTTCCAGCCTCGCGGCGGCGGCGCGAACAAGCATCACCTGAAGGCGCGGCATCCATCGGTGATCGAGTATGACGGCGCCGAGCCGCGGTACGTGGCGCCCGATCCGGTCTCGAAACAGGCGTGGGCCATCGCGTTTCAGATGGCCGAGCAGATGGAGATCACGTCGGGCATCTCGGCGTGGGCGTCACAGGGCAAGAATCCGCTCGGCGCGAACGCCAGCGGCAAAGCGCTCGACACGATGGACGATCAGCAGTCAGATCGGTTCGCTCACGTCGAGTCGAAGTATCAGCAAGGGAGAGTGGCTGTGGGGCTGCGCCACGTCTACGTCGCGCGGATGATGCATGACGAGGCGCACGGCGAGACCAAGAAGGTGTTCCCGGAGCAGCCAGATCCGATCGGCAAGGACGAGCTCGCGGCGTGGATTCGCGACAACAAGTGGCCGGATGTCGACATCGACGGCGGCGACTATCACCTGACGCTCGAGCCGGAGAACTTCATTTCGGGGCAGCGTGGCGGGAAGCTAGCCGAGGTCAACGAGGCGGCGAAGTCCGGGCTCATCCCGGATCCGTCGCTGACCGCGGCGCTGTTCCAGGAGCCGGACATCGCGCGTGCGAACCGAGGAATCCTCGGGCCGGTGCATCGCATCGAGCAGTGCCTGAGTGACCTGGCGGATCTCAGCGTGCCATACATCGAGTGCGCGCCGGATCCGGAGATGAACCTCGACCTCGGCGATCTGCTCGCCCGTGGAGAGATCGAGCAGGCCAAGGCCGATAGGGCCGACGAGAAGATCATCCAGAGGTTCCGAGACTTCAGGAACGACATCAAGCGCATCAAGGATCTTGCAGCATCGGCGGCTAATGCCTCACCGTCGCTCGCTGGCGCCCAGGCAAACAATGTTGTCGCTCAGGGCAACGCCGGAACGCTACTGCCAAACTCCCCGCCACCGATGGGTGGGCCTGCGGGTGCTGGGGTGGCGGCGATGCCGCCCGGAGGGATGCCGTCGTGATCCGAGACGAGATCCTCAGCGACTACCGCGCTGCGATCAATGCGTTGCACAGGCTGTGGACCGAGCACGTCGACGCGCCGGGCTACGACAAGTCCAAGTGGCGCGATCTATCGAATGCCATCGACAGGCTCGGGCGAGACGCTGCAACTGCCGCAGGGCATCCACGGACGGAGCCGCTGCCATGATCGACGTATCCCGCCTCTCCGGCCTCTGCCCGCGCTGCACCGATCGCCGCGTCGTGGCCGTCGACATCCCTGCCGACCGCTGGGCCTGCACGCCCTTTGCTGTCCCATTCCCCTTCTCCGTGACCGAGCACGACGCAACCGCGTCTTGCGATGACCCCGCGAGCGCGCTGGAACTCCAACGCGCCGCACAACAGAAGGTAAGGCAATGACAAACACGAACCGTTCCACCAAGCACCTCCGTGGTGCTGGTCATGGCCGATGATTCTGACTACGTAGAAGGTGACTCCAACAGCGCACCGGCCGATGCGCCTGGCGCCGTCCCCTCCGATGACGCGCCTGCGGCGCCCGCCGCCGACGTAATCGACTCCGCCAGCGTCCAGGACGCGCCGGTCCAGCGGATGAACCGCTCGACCGCGCGCACCGCCGGAGCTCGCAAGGCGTTCGCCGATGCCATCCTGGCGAACAAGGCGAAGCCGGCCGCGGTCAACGAGGACCAGGAGGATCCCGAGGACGTCGCACTGGCAGCGGCGGAGGTTAAGCCGGCCGCGGCAACCGCGCCCCCAGCTGCACCGCCGCCCGCGCCGCCTGCACCCGAGCCCCCCGCGCCCTCACTTCACCCCGAGGTCCTGAAGCTCAAGCAGCAGCTCGAGGCGGAGCGCGCCGCGCTCCAGGCTGAACGCGCTGCCGCTGCGCCCCCTGCGCCGGCCCCGCTGCCCGACGCTTCATCGCTCGAGGACTACATCGACAACTCACCTCGCGCCTACCGCAACTGGCTCGAGTCGATGCGCGGCGAGAAGTTCACGACGGATGACGAGTTCAAGGCCGAGGTCTCGGACTTCATCACGCAGATGTCCGCCGACGTCCTCGGCGTTCCGCTGCCCGAGAACGTGCGCATCAAGCTCGACGCGGCGCAGGCGCGTAAGGCGGTCCGCACGCACAAGACAATCCTGGCCAAGAAAGAAGCCGCGCTCGCGGCGAAGATGGAGGCCGATCGCACCGAGGCGACGACCAAGGCCGAGGCGGATCGCGTCGAGGCGGAGTGGTCGAAGGCTGCCACGGTGCTGTCGCAGCAGTTTCAGGCGCAGCCCGGAGCCGATGGCAAGCCAGCGACGTCTCAGGCCGCAGCCGCCTACCCGTGGCTCGCTGCCGAGGACGATCCCGGCAAGATCGTCGTGGATGTCATCCGCGCCGCGATGACCAAGGACGGGACGCAACTCGCGTGGCAGGAGGCGAGCAAGAAGGCGAATGATTACCTCGCCGAGCAGGCGAAGCGGTACTACGACAAGCGGAAGCCGCTGCTGGCGACGGCTGCCGCGCCCGCGGCGCCCAAGCCCGCGGTCCCGGCGGCGAAGCCCGCTCCGCTACCCGAGGCGCGCGTCGTGCCTCCAAAGAAGTGGAGTCGCGATAACCACATGGAGAACACCAAGGCTGCATTCCGGCAGATGCTGACTGCCAAGCCTGAATAGCTTGCATGTCAAGCGCAATCCAAGTAGATTGCAAATCGTAGCACGCGAGTCACAAGGTGTAGATCTGGCAAGGTTCCGGATCCCGACTCAGACGCTGGTTTGAACAAACCACTCTGAACAAGCGGCCAAAGGCCGCTACGGGAAACGACCATGCCTCAGGGAGATACCCTTGTCACCGCGGATGCGATTCTGAAGCAGCACTACGCTTCAGGGCCGCTCCTCAACCTCGCCGCTCAGTCGAATCCGACTTTCGGCCTCGTCACCAAGAAGAACAAGCGCACCACGCAATCCGGCGGCGGTCGCTCGTGGACGCAGCCGATCCGGATCTCGTATCCGGGCGGCGGTTCGTCCGACTTCGGCACTGCCATCGCGGCGACGAACAACGCGTCGGGCTTCGGTGTGTTCACCGTCACCCGCAAGAGCCACTACCGGCTCGCGAAGATGCAGACGGAGTTGCTCGAGGCCACGGAATCGGGCGCCGAAGACGCGTTCGAGGACATGATCGACGAGCTCGACAAGGCGATCGAGGCCGAGGCGAACTACCTCAACTTCCGCCTGTTCCGCAACAGCGGCGGCGCGGCCGGCAAGCTGACCAACACGAACATGGCGACGCAGGTCGCGACGCTCTCGGATCCGTCCGACGCGTGGGCGTGGGTCAAGAACGACATCGCCAACATGGCACACACCGACGGCACGAGCGGCTCGCTCCTCGTCGGGTCGCTGACGGTCGCGAGCGTGCAGCGCTCGGCCGGCACGATCACGTTCACGCAGAACATCTCGACCGGCGTTGCATCCGCGGCGCAGAACGATTTCTTCTTCCTCGCCGGCGATTTTGGCCTCGCATTTTCCGGATTTTCTGATTGGTTTCCAGATGTTGCGCCCGGCGCGACTCCCTTTTATGGCCAGGACCGTTCGGCCGAGCCCGAGATGCTCGGCGGCCTCCGCGTCGATGCCTCGGCGTCGGGTCAGCCGACGCACGAGACGCTCATCGACATGATGGGCCAGGGCGAGACGTTCGGCGCCAACTACGACGTGATCGTCATGCACCCGCTCGCGACTGCCGGCATGAGCAAGCAGCTCGAGGGCAAGTGGGTCATCGTCAAGGCGCAGAACTACGACGGTGATGCAGACATCGGCTACAAGGGCTGGAACGTCTCGCTCAACGGCAAGGACGTCACGATCGTTACCGATCGCGTCTGCCCGCAGAAGCGGACCTACGGCCTGCAGCTCGACACGCTGACGTTGTTCAGCGCGGGCACGGCGCCGATGTTCATCCAGAAGAAGTCCGGGTCGATCCTCAAGGTGTCGGAGAACTCCGATGCCATCGAGGCGCGCGTCGGCGAGTACATCAACCTTTCTTGCAAGGGGCCGGGCTGGAACTGCGTCGGCATCCTGCCCTAACGGAGAACGAACATGACTCGCGCAATCATCGACACCAACATCCTCCTGCCCTCGGCCACGGCCGGCAAGGCGGAGATCATCACCAACCCCTCCAACGCGCTGTTCACGCAGTTGATCGCCAACGTCAACGAGCACGCCTCGGCGCTCGACACCATCGGCGCACCGGGCACCGGTGCTCCGACGGAGACCAAGACCTCCGGCGCGCTGACGCTGACGACGCTCATCAGCTACGTCTCGGTCACCAACACGGTGGCATTCACGCTCGCCGACGGCACGACCGTCGGGCAGCGGAAGGTCATCGAGTGCTCGGCAATCTCGGGCACGCCGCTCGGGACGCTGACCATCACCACGGCTGACACCGGCGGCGGCGGTGCGGGCGCCACGCACGTGTTTACCGCGGTCGGCCAGCGGCTCGAGCTCATCTGGCTCGCGGGCGGATGGCACTGCGAGCGCAAGGTCCGCGCGGGCCACCAGGCTCTCGTCATCGGCACCACGCTCACCGCCGGCCTCGACATGGCGTACACCTATGACCTCTCGGTCACGGGCACGGTTGTGTCGACGACCACCAAGGCGCTGCCGAGCGGCATCGTCGCCGGCGAGAAGTGCCACCTCGACGTGCTGACGGCCGCATCCACGGCCAGCGGCACGCTCGGGTTCGTCGCGATGTCGGCACTCGGCGTCGCGGTTACCTCGGCCGCGGGCATCGGCAACAGCGGCACCGACAAGAGCTTCGCGCTCGTACTCGAGTGGTCTGGCCTCGAGTGGCAGATCTGTTTCCTCGGCACCAACACCGGCGTCACGATCTCGTAAGGAGACATCATGCAGCGAGGAAAGAATCCAGCCTCCGCGATCCCGCATAGCAGCGTCTTCTTCGACGTGGCTGTGCTGGGCGCGGGCGCGAGTGCACCCACGATCCCGCTGGACGGGACGCTGACGGCGGCGTCGTCGGTGTTCCCGATCGCCGCCAACGGCGTCGACCCGGCGACGCTTCCGACCCGAACCTCTGCGGGCCTCTACGTGATCACGTACGTGCATAAGTTGCCGCACGTGATCCCGCAGAGCGCGCAGGTGGTCTCGGCGGGCGGCGCCCCGACGGCGGCGCTCGACGCGGCCATTCTGAAGGTCGTGCCATCGACGCGTCAGGTGACCGTGCTGGTCTCCGTGCCGTCCACCGGCGTGGCGACCGATATGGGCACGAGCGACATGCTCGTGATGACCCTCAAGGGATACGACACCAGCAAGCCGTGATGTTTGCCGACCACGCGTCTGCTCGCTGAAAGGTGGGCGGACGCGTTCGCGTGTGACCGATGGCCTACACCCGAACACGAGCTCAACTTGTCTCCTCGCTGCTCGTTCGCGGGCAGTACGAGAACTCGACCGACATCACGCCGGCCGTTGCCGGCGAGCTCATCAACGACGCGATCGAGGAGTCATACAACGAGATCGTCAAGCGTTGGGATGACTACTACATCAAGCTCGGCGCGACGTTCACGACGGTGTCAGGCACCGATACCTACGCGCTCGCGTCGGACTTCTACAAGTTCCGCAAGCTCGAGATCCTGATGTCTGGCGTCGCCACGGATCCGGCTGCTCGTTGGCAGCGGCTCTACCCGGTCTCCGTCGACGACACGCATCGTCATCGCATCGTGGGCCACAAGCGCTATCGCTATCGGCTCGCGAATGGCGCGGTGATTCTCGTACCGGTTCCGGCGACGACGGTGGAGACGTTGCGGATCTTCTATATCCCGCTCGCGCCGCAGCTCATCTCGGACTCGGACCCGATCACGTTCGACACGCCGATCGAGCAAAAGCTCGTGCTCATGAATGCGCTGCGCGACTGCCTCGATCGCGAGGACCGCGACACGTCGCAGATCGAGCGGAAAATCGGCGCACTGTACGAGCAACTCCGCTCATCGTCCGACCACGACGCGGGCGAGCCGTTCTACCTCGGCGATCGCACCGGCGGCGATGAGGAGTGTGACTGGTGAGCGTCCGCGCGAAGACTCCGCCGGTGGCCGTGCAGCGGCTCCGTCAGTCGCAACTCGGCGACGACGCGGCGCGCGCTCACGGCGATGTCTCGGGCGCGATCCAGGACCTCGAAAAGCAGGTCGGCGCACTCACTAGTAACAAGCCGACGGTCACCGGCAGCAAGGGCGGCAACGTCGCGCTCGCGTCGCTGATCGCGGCGCTGGCGAGCCTCGGGCTCGTGAAGGATGGGACGACATGAGCGGACCGATGGGGCTCGTTTATCCGACGCCCGGCAACACGACGAATACGTGGGGCACGGTTTTGAACGTTCTGCTCGGCCTGGTCGAAGCTCACGACCATTCCGCCGGAAAAGGCGTCCAGGTCCCTACCGCCGGCATCGGCATCAACGCCGATCTCGGTTTCGCGTCGTTCGCGGCAACGGCGGTCAAGGCGCTGGCGTTCACCGAGGAAGCGGCGGCATCGGTCACCGGCTACTCCGATGCGCTGTTCGTCAACTCGAGCGATCACAACCTCTATTTTCGAAACTCGAGCGGCGTGAATGTCCAGGTAACCGCGGGGTCGACGCTGAATCTGTCGCTGGTCGGCGGCATCGGAGGCGACTACTCGTCGGTGTCCGCGCTCGTCTACTACGACGACTCGACGCGCCGCTATCTGCTCGAGCAGGAGGTCGTGGCCGGACTTCGGCCATGGGCCGGACTCGGCACGGCGGACATCGACCTATACGAGAAGGCGTCGAGCATCGTCAACGCGGTGAAACTCAAGAGCCCCGGCGCGCTCGCGCTGGGATACACGGTAACGTTCCCCGCAGCGGTTCCCGGATCGACATCACCGGTCCTGATGTCGAACGCCGGCGTGCTATCGGCGACGAACACGTTCCCGAATAAGATTACGTTTCCTGATTATGGGCTGTCGACGGATCAGCCCACGACCGTGCCAGCGGCTGCCGCGGATCCGAACAGCAACGCTCGCACGCTGGGCGCGGCGGCCAAGGGAATCACGGCGTGGCAATTCACGACGAACACCGCAGTGACATTCCCGATTCCGTTCGCATCAGGTGACAAGATTTCTCATTATAACGTCTACATTAACAAGACGTCAGATGGGACGAAGACCATTTCCGCTCGTCTCTATACCGTCGAGAATGACGGCACGGAGACTCCGCGAGGCGCAGGTACGTCAACTAATGCGAACAACCCAGGAGTCGTGCCGCTCACAGAGAACACCGTCAACCTGACATTCTCGACGACCAACGTAGCCTGCTATCTCGCCGTGGATGGCGCCACTGGCAACGATCTCGTTTACTCGGTCGTTTATTACAGGTCGAGACCATAGTGATGCCGAGCGTTAGCCCAAAACAGCATCGCTTCATGGAGATGATCGCGCACGACCCAGCCGCCGCGAAGCGCGCAGGCGTCCCGCAGAGCGTCGGCAAGGAATTCAGCGCAGCCGATCACGCCCGTGCACTCCACGAGAAGGGCAAGGCGATGGCGAGGCGGGTCAAGAAGTAGTGCTCCAGCCCGACGACATCGCGATTCAGTTCGCGCAGGGAGTCGATACGAAGACCGACGCAAAGCAGGTCATCGTCACGAAGCTGACCGACTTGCAGAACGCCGTGTTCCTGAAGAATGGCACGCTCAGCAAGCGCAACGGCCACACGCAGGCGGGCAACCGCCCATGGACGTCAGGCTCGGCGCTCGGCAAGCGTCAGAATGAGCTCGTCGCGTTCGGCGACGGCAAGGCGTGGTCCTATCTCGCCGCGTCCAACACATGGAACCCGATCGGGCCGGTCTCGAGTGTCGTGGCAGTCGGCACGCCGATCGCGCGGACTGGGACCGCGCAGACCATCGCCGACGCCGCTACGAACGGCGGACTCACCGTCACGGCGTGGGAGGACTCGGCCGGCGGAGTCTGGTATTCGGTGCTCGATGAGTCGTCGCTGCGAGTGATCATTCCGGCGGCGCAACTCGACGCTGCGGGACGGATGCCGCGTGTAATCGCGGTCGGGACCGTGCTGCATGTTCTGTGGGCGAGCGGCACGACGCTGTGGGCGGCGATCGTGAATCCGGCATCGCTGACCATGACGAAGTCCCCGCTGGCATCCGATCTCGATCCGACGAACTACGGCTATGACGCCGTGGCGACCCTCGACAGTTACGACGCCGCTAAGCGTCCTGGATTCGTCGTGTGGGTGACGACCGACGGCTACAAGGTTGGATACATCGACCAGAGCGGCGTGATCGGTTCGCCAGTGACGGGGTATCCGGCGGCAGGCCACTGGCTGACGGCGATCGGCCCCGCCACAGCGGTGGCATTCACGGCGAACGGGACGAGCAACGCTCGGGCGGTCGTGCTGTATCAGGCCGGACTGGCAGCGGGCTCGTTGACCTATAACGTCATCAGCGGGGCAACGCTGACCACGAGTCTCGCCTCGGGCACGCCGGGTGGATCGCACACGTTCAATCGCCTCGCCGTCGAGTGGGGCAACCAGGCTGCGTCGTCTTCGCCGTTCTGGTGGGTCGCCGAGGTCAATGGGGCGTCGAAGGATACGTGTTTCGTTGAATACGGCATGCAGGACTACATCGCGGGCACGTCTGTCGCCGCCGCGACCGTCCACGGCCACTCTCTCGCGTCGCGGTGCTGGAACGACGCTGGGAAGATCTACGTCTGTCTCGTGCATCCGGTGCTGTTCTTCCCCTACGTTGCCGTCTGCGAGGTCTCGAGCGGGATGGCGGCGCAAGGCCGACTCCTGCCCGGGCTCTCGACAGGCCAGCCGACGCGCGCGATCCTGCCGTCGGTGTTTCCTGTGGCGCCGTCCGCTGCGCCGTCGACATGGAGCGGGCCTGCGTCGTCGTTCTCGCGCCAACATGCGCTCTGCCTCGGCTATCGGATTCAGTTGTCGGGCAGAAGCGGGAAGCAGTTCGGCGAGCAGGGCGTCCGGTTGTTCGTGCTCGATTTCGACAATCCCGACGCATATCGCAACACCGAGCTCGGCCTGAACATGTACCTCGCCGGCGCGATGATTCAGAGCTACGACGGATCGCGGTTCGCCGAGCACAACTTCCACTGCGCGCCAGACACGACGAGCGGAACGATCACCGCCGTGGCCGGCGGCGGCGGCGCGATCACCTCGAGCCAGTTCTACGGCTACAAGTATCTCTACGAGGAGATCGACGCA